TCATCTTGTACTTCATTTTGTTCTCCAACCTTTTTAAGAGAGCCAACACCACGAGAAGAAATACCAAGAGTTACACCTTGTCTAAGATAATTTGCCGCCATATCACCTTTAGTCGAAACAATACCTCTTTCATGAAAACCTGGTGATGTTAATAATTTCAATTTACCCATTAATACAGGTCCTTCCCACCATACCTCACTAATTAAATGAGAAACTCTATCTAAATCAATTAATGAAGATTCTGGATGGTTTAATTCAGAAAGAGCAGTACCTTTTTGAATCATTTTTTTATAATTCTCAGCTTCTCTTTTTAATATCTTTTCAGGATAGATTCTACCGTTTCTATTTGGCGTATTATATTTTTGAAGTACCGCATAAAACTCAAATGGTTTTGAATGATCTAACATTGTTTTGGATTCATGTAACATCTTAGCATTAAATCCATCTGTTGGAGATACCCACCCATCATTTTCAATCAATATACCTTTTCCCGTTTCACCAGGATTTAAAATTTTTAAGCTCATCTTTAATTTTTCTTTATAAATATTAAAGAATATTAATTTATTTGAGTTTTATCTCTTTTGGTGAGGGTAAAAACAAAAAAATCATTTTTATTAAAGTTTTGATTTATTACATTTTTTACCATCGATTTCAAATAATCTTTTATTTGTTGTGATTTAAAATCGATTTCTTTTTGTTTGAGGAACAAATTAATTTCCAAATTTAAAAAGGATTTTTTTCCCATAATTAAACCACTTGATCTTAAATCCAAATCAACAATAAAATTATTTTCAAATAAGTCATCATTGATTGTATTATAAACTGTGTGTTTAATCGATCTAGATAGATTTAGAACAACCCTGTTCCAATTATCTGATTCTTTGATTGGTTCTACCCAAGTTTGGATATTTAAATAGATTGATTTTAATTCAATTGAGTCTACTGTACCATACGTCACCTTTGCTATTTTAAACCCATGTATCTTTGAGGTTTTACCTTTTTTCATTCATATATTTTTTTCAAGTTTATTTTTTGAAAAAAATAGATAATTATTGATTAATAGTCAAAAAAATTATAAAATAGTTAAATATGATAATAGTAAAAGTAGACAGTAAAACCCCAATTGAAAAAGCCTTAAAGCTTTTTAAAAGTAAAGTCATCAAAACTAAGTTGATGACTGAATTAAAAAATAGAAAAGAATTTACCAAAAAATCAATTCTGAGAAGAAATGAAATGAGTAAAGCTAAGTATGTTCAGACTAGAAAATCGTTTGACGAAAATTAAAGACTATCCCTCAATCCCTTCAATCTAAAATATGATAATTTATCAAACTTTTCAGATTGTATTTTTGATATAGTTTCTTGTATTTTGACAGATGTTTCTATATCAGAATTTTCATTGATTGTTTTTAATTTTTTAAGAACATCTTCTTTAACAACTTGGTAATCATTTTCCATATTTGATTCATCCATTGACAAGAATTTAATTAATTCTTGTTTGTCTGATTCATTCAAATTTTCGATGTAATTATTAATTGTTTTATTCGCCAAATTTACCATTGAACTTATTGGGAGCTGAATAGGTTCTTTACTTTGTTTTGGTTGTTTGATTAATGATTCTGATATAAACTTACGACTTTTAATTTTGTTTTCAATATTCAATATATCTGTAGAAAAAAGATTATCAATTGATTCATATAAATTTTCGGATTGGATGTCTCCTGTCCAGTAATCCAAAATTTCTATTTGAGATTTTTTTATTTTATTTATTGTATTTTCATAAATGGTAATACATTCATTGATATAGTCGTTAACGATACCTGAATTCATTCCTTTGTTGGAATTCAATTCATCATACAAATAAAATAATTTACTGATGTTTTTATTTTCCAAAACCAATTTTTTAAAATATTTCATTTCGGTTTTGAAATCTCCTTTTGAATATGATTCTAAAAGATTCTTTTCTATCTTTGATTTTAAAAGTCCAAATTTCATTTTTGTATTTTTATTTTATAAATATCAATCATTAAGAAGTTTATTCAAATGATATTCCATTTCCCCCAAATAATTTTTAACCTTTGATAAATCAATCACTTGATCAGAAGCAATTAATGACTCATTCTCCAACAAAATATTTAAGTTGTCTCTTTTATATGATTCAGGAGCTAATTCAGGTCCACCTCCTGGAGGTGGTGGTATTCCTTCAGGTGCTCCTCCACCTCCTCCCTCTCCTCCACCTGGAGGTGGCGGTGGTGGGGTTGCACCTCCACCTTGAGTTGTTCCTGACTGAGTACTATATAATTTATCAATATTACTGAATACCCCTGTTTTAGTTATAATCGTTGCGGTATTCGCCAATTCAGCACCAACCGCTCTCTCAATACGTTGTTGTTGTAAATCAACCTTGATTTCTTCATCAGATAAACCAAGAATATGTTTCTTTGCCCAAGTAATAGATACCGGCATTATACCTTCTTGTCCTGCAGTTGTTGCTTCCTTGTAAACTGCAAATTTTTCTTTCCAAATATCAACTTTTAATAAATCAGCTTGAGCCGAGGGATTAGTTAAACCTAATGTAAAGTTATTTAATTCATCTTCAAACCCTAATAAGAATAAATGTATAATCGCTATTTTATTTAATTCTGCAATCATAGATTTTTGAATTCTATTAATTGTTCTTGCAAAACGAATATCTATTAGTGACAAATTTTTACCAGAACCAACAGGTTCCTCAAATCCTAAAAATGCCTTTGGTACACGTAGTGCGGTTAAAAGTTTCTTTTGAATATATTCAATGTCCGCAATTTCCCCCAAGTTTGTTCCACCTGGCAAGGTTTCAATCGGCATTGTTTGAGTTGCATCTCTAACAGGGATAAAGTAGTCTTGATCAACTGCCATTTGATTAAATCTCATGTCAACATTACCCGTTTGAGAATCAACCACTTGACTACGTTTAAATTTACCTGCAACACGTTGTACATATGCCTCAACATCTTTGTCATCCATGTTACCAACAAATACTTTAAATACTCTACGCTCAGGGGCTCTTGATGTTCTATATATCAACATCGCATCTTCTGATAACAATAGTTGTTTCCAAATACGTCTAGCTTTTTCTAACATTGATGTCCCATATGGAAGTTTTCTATCATCACCCAATAATCTAAAGTGAGCAATTTCCCAAGAATTAAATTCCATGTCTTTAACTTTCCACTTGAATCTTAGTCCTTTGTTTTCTGCTGGTTCATCAACATTCTGTCTACTAGCTTGTGCTGGCATACCCCTTTCCAATCGTTCAATTTCAATGTTAGGTAACTGCATACATCCAACAACTCCTTTCTCAGGATCCAATTTCAAATAGACAAAATTATCACCATATTTACATGTGTTTCTTGTCCACATTGGTAAGTTTGTATTAATATCAAGAACATTGTTAAACAAATCCGCAAGTATACCTTTTATACGTTTTGATTCCGAATATATTTGTAACATATATCCATTATGATCCACTGTTGTTGATTCTTCCCCATAGATATCTAATGCTGTTGATATCTCAGGAGTAAACTCCATTGATTCATAATCATAAAAAGAAGCTAATCTTGTTGGTTCATAATATACCGCTTGAGTATAAAGATTACTTTCAATCTTTGTCCACTGACTACCTAAGTAATAAGTTTGTTGTGCTTGTAATAATTCTTTTTCATACTCTTGTTTAGAGGTTGTCCTTAACAGTTCTTTTTTATCAAACTTATATGTTGGATAATCCTGATTTAACAGAGCATTGGGTCCGAAGGCTTGTGATAACCTTTGCCAAACCGTCATATTTTTTTCTTTATTTTCCATGTAATAATTTTAAAAACTAAAATAGATAATTAAATAGTTTAGTCTATTGATTGTTTGGATTCTGATTAGAATCGGATGCTGTCGTTTTATTTTTAAATGGAACTTTATCAGGAGGACTAACAATTTTCGTTAATATTCCCTGTCCCTCAACATTCAATTTAGAACCGTCAAACTTTTTACCCGATTTTTTTCTATCAACTAATCCCATGTTATTTTTATTTATAAATATTATCTTTTAGGGTTTCCAAATAACCAAGAATATTTCATATATTCTTCCTTACCAACATTCTGATTTCTCTGATTAATTCTTTCTTGTCCATATGGTATAACTGGATTAAATTCCAATTGTTTACCCATATTCTCATTGTTAGATACCGACCATGAATTTAACATCGCTTTTGTTTGTTCAGTAACTTTTTCTAAACTACTAAATGATGATTCCGCGACATATGTTGCCATTGCTATTGACATGATTAAGTCATCATGTTGTCCTTTTTGGTGATCAGGTCTTCCATTGATGTAAACAAATGTGTTCATTTCATCAAACAACCTTGAACTATATATTCGGAACTCATGTCTCATCGCTTCCTCAAATGATGCAATAATCTGAACACGTTTGTTGTTAAAATTAAGTCCAGGTATTTTATCTAACGCCTTAGGGTCATATTTCCATTTATTCGCCAAATCAACACCATCAACATACAAATTCTTATATCCCATCTCTTGTAATTTCCTTGAAGTAGATACACCCATACCTCCAGTTATATCTATTACAATAAAACAGTTATACATATTACCCCACTTATAACATATCTCCGCCATTGTGTCTGGCGGTAATTTACCAACATATTCAGCAACTTGTTCTCTAGTGTCAAAGTCTATAATTTGGAATGAGCTAAAGTCTTCACTATCACCCCTACTTACATCCACACCCATAACATATTTATGTCCTAATTCAGGTTCTTTCCATATCCATAAAGAATTACCCATCATCTTATTTTGGGGTTCTTTAATATAATTGTCTTTTATTTTCTGCATCAATAGAGAATCAAAAACATTATCACCTGAACCTAAGAAATTACATTCCAACTCCTGACTAACTTTACGTTTGTCGTATTTAAGTTTTTTAACCATACCCTCAAACCAAGATGAACAAGGTTTGTAACCTGAATCCATGATTAATTTAAGTTCTTCATAGTTCCTATCATCAAATGAAATACCTTCCCAACTTATAATATCTTCTTTTTGATATTCAGTTTTATTTCGTAGATAATGAATAATATCTTTAGTCTTAACTAGATATAAATCTTTTGTATATCTTGGATCTCTAAACCAATACATCTCAGATATTTTAAAGTCATTCATTCCCCTATTTGCTTGGTTGTAGATTTCATAATAAATTGGGTCATAACCATTTGGAGTTGATACCACAATAACCTTACCCCCAGTTGAAAGTGATGCCATACAAGCCGCCCAAAAGTCAGAATCAGCATCAATAAACGCAGCTTCGTCAAATACAAGAATTGTTGGGGTAAAACCACGAAGAGCATCTTTTGATGTTGCAACCGCTTTAACTTCACATCCATTATTTGTCTTATAATGTTTTTGAGAATTTTTATCAGCGGAAAAATCAATACCAACCCAAGACGGCCATTGCCCGATAAACATTCTAATTTTGTTCGCCATTTCCTGAGATGTATCCAATTTGTTGGCGATAATCAATATCTTTTCAGGTTTGTTCTTTTTAGCAAAAGCTATTTTCTTAGATATCCAAGCAGCGGTTACTGTTGATACACCCGCCTGACGATATTTCAATGCGATATTTTCATTGTAATTCTCGTAATCCTCTAATAATGATATTTGATCAGGAAATAATTCCAAAGGAACATATTTCGATACTGTATTATCATATGTTTCCAAATATGTTTTAAGAGCATAAGGGGTGTCCCTCATACACTTCACATATTCCATCATCACTTGTTCTTTTGTTAAACTCATAAATTCTTTTTATATAAATATAAAAACCCCCACTTATTTCTAAATGGGGGTTTTAATTTAATCTTCATCATCTATATTGTAGATATCGTAGTCATCGATGTCAAAATCATCATCATCTTCAGGTTCTTTTGGTTTGTCATCTTCTATTGCTTTATTAAAATCAGGAGTTTCAAGTTTTATCGGTTTTTTTCTGATAGCGTCAACAATTATTTCTAAGATATCCTCAAATTGTTCCATAGCCTCCGGTACATTATCTAAAACACCATCATACATTATATAATTATAAAGTTTCGGATTATCATTAGCTAATTTATTCCATTGTGTTCGTATTTGAGCTTCCATTGAATTACTATAATCATCTATTAGTGTACTATACAGATATCTTAATTTAGCATCAATTTCTCGCCCAGTTATCATGTGTTTTATTTCATTTTTATGTGAATCAGTTGTTCGAGTTAAAGTATTACTAACTACTTTGTTACTTGGCATATACAGTAATGAATTAAAATAATGACCTGCTTTATATAATTCATGAACTAAAAGAGGAAAATGTGGTGCTCTAACTATGATAATCCAATTACCTGGTGAGTCGGGATCTGGTTGAATGTCAGCAAAAGCTACTCTACCTGCTGATTGTTCCGCCATTCTTTCCAACATTGAGGTATTATCATTATAGAATACTGTTGCGGAATATTCAAATTGTTTATATTTATTTATGAGTTCAGGATTTAATTGATTAAGTTGGGATTCAACTTCTTTATACGAATTAAACCCCTCAGACCATGAACTACCTTGTGTCGTGGCGTTAATGAAATTTCTTGCTTTAACACGTTCCTCGAAATCAGGATCAATTTTATTCGCCTGTTTAATTAATTCAGGGGAAACAGTCTGTTTAGTAATTCTACCACCAGGGCTGGTTGAAAACTGAATGTCCAATTTTAAAATACCTTTATCAACTCTTTCTTTTATTTTGGGAAACTTATGGAAGAATAATGCCATCGCCAAATTCATCAATTTACCTTTATATTGAGATTCAATATTCGGTAAAGAATACATTAATTGTGCCATATTGTTAGTACTACCACCTTCCTGTTTCGCGTTTTCGTATTTTCTCTTCTGAGCCGCGTAAAGTTTTATTTTAGCATCATCACTCAAAAAATCATCAACAGGTGCTTCATATAATAATCGTTTCATTAAAACTTTTTATACTTTATTGGTTTATAATATGATTCATTCATACGTGACATAATTTTATCAAAATCTTTTTTAAAAGATTTTTTCATATATGGTTCGTCATCTCTTTTAAAAGGTCCTTGAACACCAGGATCTTCTTCAGGATCTATTGTTTCCCTTTCATCAGGATCTGGTACAAATATTGGTTTTTTATCAGGTTTTATTCCCGGTTCTTGAGGAATAGTTATTGGACTTGGACCTGGATGAACTGCAGGTTCAGGACCCATGCGTCTTAGTCTCCTAGCTTTTGGAGCTTCGTCAGGATCAGGCATATCAAATTCATCATCATCATCATCATCCCAATGAGGTTCTATTTCACGTCTTTTTGGTGGACCTACTTCAGTATAATCAGGTCTTTCACTAGGCATTGACATCATATCAAAATCTTCATCAACTTCAAGTTCTTCAGGTTCTTCAGGCTCAAAAACAGGTTCTTCAGGCTCCCAAACAGGTCTTTTTGGTTCAGGTCTTTTTCGTTCAGGCATTTCTGGCATTCCTCCTTTACTTTTATAAAAAAAATCCTCATTTAAAGATTTTTTATATCTGATTTGGTTTTCAATTAATTTTAAAAGTTCTCTTTTTTTCATAGTTGGTTCTGTGTATTTTTCGATTATTTTATCGTAATTCTCTTTCATTCCACCCCAAGCCAAACCTGGTGTAAATGATGCAAATTTTTTAGCATAAGTGTCAGTAACTTTTTTACCAACATTTTCTAAGTATCCTTCTTTAGTTTCTTTCTTTTTGTATTTTACAGTTTTCTCAGGATGTTTTTTTTCTGGCATATTTTTGTATTGTTTCTTAGATGTACTCTTAGAAAATTCTTTAGCCATTTTACACCACTTACAATCTTCAGTTTTACATTTATTACATCTAGCCCAAAATAAACCTTGTTGTGATTTAGATTCAAATTTTTCCCCAAGTTCTTCTTTTTCAGAAAGACCTGGTACATTTCCTTGGGTAACTGCGATTTTATTGTCTTTAGTTACAGTTACTTGTTTTTTCTTAGTTGGATCATTAACCGCAGCATCAATTTGTGCTTTATCGGTAGCTGGATTATACACTGTAGTGGTCGTACTATAAGTGGTTGCTTCTTTTTGTTCTTTTTTCTTTGATTCCAAAAGACGATTATACAAAGATGTTATTTGAGATTCGGTTAAAGTTGTAAGTAAATTTGGACTTAGTCCTTCCGATTTTAATTTTTTAATTTTTGTATTAAGATTCATATTGAACTTTTCTTTCAAATTCTAACACAATGTCTCGTGCGTATAGTTTATTTTTAACAGAATCCAAAGTATCACCAAATCTAAAAACTAACCTTTTATCTTTTTCAAAATTTACAGATTCTGATTCTTTTTCCCAAGCTAAAGCTATTACATCCTCCATTCCATCCAGCATTGAAAATATATCAGAATTTTGTAACACTTCAAAGTCCAACTCATTTTTTAATAATCCAACCTTAGATATAAACTCCAAATCTGGTGGTGAAGGATAACCATTTGCGGGTTTACTATCCCAAGATTCACCCCAAACATCATTTACATTATCAGAAAAAATGAATTCATATAAATTTTCTCCTTTGTAATTTGAACCCAATTTATTAACATAAATTAAAAAACTCATAAGATATTACCTTTTGGTGTTACACTGATTTTTTCTTCGTTTACTAAAAATACCAAATTATTGTTCTTACTTTTACCAATTAATTTAGCTTCAGGATATTGGTTAACTAATCTTGTTGCTGATTTTTCTTGGTTAAAACTTTCAGATAGAGCTTCAACATATTTAACTAAATCATTTGGTTTTCTTTTTTGAACTTTTGTTTTTGGTTGGAAATA